TTATGCCGACTTTCGACGCTTTCGTTTTTCGAGTGTGCCAGATTTGTGCCCCGGAGCCCTCACAGCCTTCGCGTATTCGCGCAGGCTCGACGAGTCCAGGTGACCGTAACGCTGGACCAGGGAGAGGTCCGCCCAGCCCCCAAGGGCCTGTAGGGCGTGTAGTGGAGTCCCGGCCTGGACGTGCCAGCTCGCCCAGGTGTGCCGCAAGTCGTGGAACCGCAGCCCCTCCCGGCCGATGGCCTTGACCGCATTCCGCCAAGCCTTGGTCGCCACCTGATACACCGGTTGGCCGTGGTAGGTGAACACCCACACCGCATGACGTTTCTTCGCCCGGGACTGCTCGCGGAGGATGGCCAGCGCCGATGGCGTCAGCGGCACCGGGATGGCCTTCTTGCCCTTGGCGTCGGCTGCCTTGATGTGCAGGTGCTTCCGCTTCATGTCCACCTGTGACCAGCGCAGGTGCGTGATGTTGGTGCGCCGCAGGCCGGTGGCCACGGCGAACCGGGCTAGTTGCCGAGTGTGGGGCGGCAAGTAGTCCAGCAAAGCGATGAACTCGCCGGGCGTCAGCCACTGGTATTCGCCGGGCTCCTGCGCATACATCGGCACCTTTGGCGCTTTCGCCAGCCATCCCCACTCATCGGTGGCGGCGTTCAGGATGGCGCGGAGCAGGGCCATATAGCGGTTGGCGGTGGCCGGCGTGGATTCGTCGGCCTTCTGCTTGCGCAGCTCGTCGAGGCGGTCTCGGGTGATGTCGTGAAGCAGCCAATCGCTGAGCCGGGGCTGCCCGTCCGGCCCGTCTGCCCGCGTCCACTCGATGATGGTGCGATCCCGGTCTAGCGATCGCTTGTGCTGGTGGTCTTCGAGCCAGCGCTTGCAGGCTTCCTGCCAGGTGCGGTCGCCGGCGTGCGCCCGCCCCCACTCCCTTTCGCGGAGACGAGCCTCAAACGCCGCGGCCTGCCGCCGGTCCGTGGTCTCAGTAGAGCGTCTAACTCGGCGTCGACCGACCGTGAAGCGGGTCCACCAGTACGGCGAGCCGGGGCGCTTGTAGAGCGGCATGAGGCGGTTCTTCGTTTCATGAACTCAATCAGGTCGGCTTCGAGGTAGACGTAGCCCCGGCCGATCTTCGACGCCACGACGTTACCGGCCGCGACCTCGTCGAGCAAGGTGTCGGCGCTGCACTTGAGGAAATCAGCGGCTTCGGCAGTGTCGAAGGTGCGGGTCACGCGCAGTCTCCCGGTCCCTGGGTTTCCGTGCCGAAGCACTCGTCGCTGACCTTCCGCTGCAGCGCCACGGAATGCATACAGAGGTTGCTGGTCGACTGACTCGACCACTCAGCGGAGAAGGTCTCGTCGTCCCACTGGATGCCGATCAGCACCGACTTGATGCGCTTTTGCTGGGCCTTATCGAGGGTACGCGCCAGCACCGTCACGGCGTCGTGCACGACGCCCGGCATCGACGCGATCTTGCGAGACTTTAGCCAGTCCGTCACGCCGCCCCCCGTTTCCCGCGTTTCCGCCACCGCAACGCCACCGCGCCGAGCGCCGTGCCCAGCAGCCAGACGGACGCCGGCGCCGGCACGACGCCGATGTCGCCGTCGCGTACGGGCCAGATGAGAAAGTAGTCGAGGAGTTTGTCCGTGGGGCCTTGGCCGCTCGATGAGCCGATGTGGAAAGCCCATGCGCCGTTTGGCCCTGACTCCGTGCCGAGCCAGTAAGGATAGGGTTGGACGTTGGCGAACGGCTCGGTGTGTGTCAGGCACCACGGTCGATCGCCGCTGCACACGCCCGCTGGCGGGCCCTCATCGTAGACAAGGACGGGCTGAATGGTGTTGTACAAGTGCAGCATTTCGTTGCTCGCGCCGCCCGGGTCGTTCGGATCCAGCACGGGCAGCCGCCAGTCGTTGACGCCGAGGTAGCCCGATGCGTTCAGCGCCGCGATCCACTCCTGCGCGACGGGCCATGTCCCGGCGTGGGCTTCGCCACGCCACCAGTAGAAAACGCCCGGCACGCCGAAGGTGTCCGTTGCCGCGAGGTCCGCGTCGGCCACCCAGGTGATGCCGAGAACGTCGTCGTAGTAGGCCAGCCCGCCGGCTCGTTCGAGCAGCGCGGCGTCAACGGGCAGCGAGAGGGTGAGTAGAGTCAGTGCAATCAGCTTGTTCATGTTGTTCCCCTTGTTATGGTTTTCGTCGGTGCTGGTTTGCTTGTGGGCAGCTTGCAAAGTGGCTGACGTGGCGCTCGAGGTCGAGTTCGGTGTCGTCGGGCTCGACGGTGTCGGCATCCACGGGCATGTTTTTGCCGGCCTTCGTCGTGAACCAGATAATACGCTCGCGGCAGGACTTGCAGCGCACAATCCGGCGCTCGTGGGCTTCTGTGGTGTCGTCGTCGAAGCTCATGCTGTCACCTCGTTTACCTTAATCTTTCAGCAACTGCTTGGCCTGCCGCCGGGGCCGTCAGGGATTGGTCCGTAGGCTGTTCCTTCAGGGCGGCGTCCGCAATCCACTGAAATTTGTATTCTTGATCGCCTGTAGAAATAGCTGTCAGCGCACCCCGCAGCCGCTCGTTCTCAGCCTTGATCAGTTCAATGTGTTCAGGAATGGACTTTCCGGTGTATTCGTTTACCCCAAGTGCGGCCCATGACCGCGCACAGCAACAATCCTTGCAATGATCGCTTTGCTCACGGCATTGGTCGTTGTACCGCTGAGCTATGTGGGCATAGTCGGCCCGCAGCCTGTCCAGTTCATCGAGCAGGGCTTCGGCATTGTTAACCAGCATGACGACCATTTGAGCATCAATGTCTGGGTACGATTCGCCGACCGATGCTGGAACGCGCAGGACTATGTGCCAGTCATTGTCATTGTGGTCTCTGCCGAAGTTCGCAAGGTGCCAGCCGGGGGATTCTTGCCAGCGGCCTGAGTAGACCTCCCACTTCCCCGGTCCTGATCGAGCCGCCAGCAGTTTCCGCAGCTCGGCGCAGAGCTTTTCGGTGTCGGTCATGGCTCACACTCCTGAAATAGCGCCAGCACGGCGTTGTGATGAATACCCCACTTCTCGGGAACGGCCCTGAAGGCTTCCACGCCATAGGCAAGCGCCATACCGTTGCGAGAACGTCCTTCGTTCTCTGCTTGCATCCCGGCAACTTCGGCATTTGCACAGGCGACCATCGCGTTGATATATGCAGCGGCTTGTTCTCTGGTCATTTCCCGCCTTCCTGTTTGTTCCACGCGCGGATGGCGGCGGCTTTGGTTTTGCGAACGGGGCCAAGAACCCACCCGTACTGGTGCTCACCTTTGTCGGGTAGCCGTTCGTGCTCGCACTCGATGAAAAACCCGTCACCGTCCTCGATTAAAACTGGCTTCCCCCACTTCACCGGCCTCGGCTTGGCGATCTTCGGGAGTTTGGTGGTCATGGCTTCACCGTTTGCTTTTGGCTGGTCATGTGCCAGTAGCCACAGGCTGGGCACTGGTAGGGACGCAGTTGGTGTTTCAGCCGCTTACGAACCTTCCGCGCGTATGCGCGGCAAGCGGACTTCGACTCGAAGTTGAGCTTTCTGCAACTCATGCCGATCGCGCCGCCATTTCCTGCGTGGACCACACGCGGATGCCGGCCGCGGTGAAATCCTGCTTCAGGCTGCGCGCCTGCTGGCCGATGACCTTGTCATTCGCAACGACCAGCGACAGCGGCGCCTGCCCTGCGGCGATCGCCTTGACCAGCGCCAGGAGGTCGGTGCATTCGGCGTGCCAGACTTCGCGCGTGGCCAGGCCCGCGACGCGCGGCTGTTCCACCTGGACGACCGGCGCGACGACGGCCGCGGCGCGCTGCTCGATGGCCTCGGCCTTTTCGATCTTGCCGGCGGCTTCGGCCTTCGCGGCGAGCTTCGCCAGGCGCTCCTGCTCCTTGCGCGCCTCGGCGTCCCGCTTGGCCTGTTCCTCGCGGCGGATCCGCTCCTGCTCCTGGGAGAAGGCCAGCAGCGCGCGCTTGATCTTGCCCTCGGCCTGCTGCAGCCGGGTGGCAGGCCCGCGGAAGAAGTCGTTGATCCGCTTCAGCGACGCGTTCAGAGGCCCGGTCATGCTCGTGCGCAGCTCCTCGAGGCGCTTCTGCGCGGCCTTCACCTGCTTCAGGTCGTCAGCGCCGGCCTCGTAAGCGGCGACCGTCGTGACCGCGTAGCTGTCGGCCAAGGTGACCAGGTGTTCAACGGTCTGCTCGGCCTCCTGCACTTCCGGGGTTTCGGCGATTTCGAGGTCGTTCGTATCAAGCAACATTTTTCAGTCTCCAGTTGTAGAGGTTCAAGGCCGACACGAAAACGGACCAGTCGGCCGGATCGGTGAGCGCGGTCATGCGGTAGCCGCGCGGGTGGCTCGGGTGCAGGTGCAGGCAGTAGCGGCGGCGGATGCGGTGGCCGAAGGTTTCCTTCGCCGCCTGCAGGTAGCCGGCGGTCTGCGGGCCCACGGTCGGCGGCGGGACGTGGCTGGCCTTGCGGTCGATCAGGCAGAGCCCGTCCTTGATGTGCGCCAGAATGTCGAGCGTGCCGGCGTAATGCAGCGTCTGCGACGCCACGCGCAGTTGGCTGGCCACGATCACCGCCCCGCTGTCTTCCAGCCAGTGGTGATAGCCGGCGACGTAGTCGACGTGCTCGGGGTCGACGCTCGACCAGTCCAGCGTGCCGGCGTCGATCAGGCTGCACGCTTCGTCGACGTAGTCGCCGCGCAGGCGGGCCGTTTCCAGCACGTCGGGCGGGATGCGCGAGAAGTCGTTCAGCGCGCCGAGCACCTGTGTCACGCTCGGCACCTCGCGGCCGTCGAGCCTGTAGCGGTGCGCCTCGGGTTCGAAGTCAAGCAGCATGAGACTGGATCCACGCCAGCGCGTCGTTGACCTTGGCGAACGGCAGCGCCGTGACGCTGTCGATGTCGAAGGCCTCGAGGAATTCGATTTCGGGGATGCCGCCCTTGTCGAGCTTGGCGCGCAGCAGGCGCTGCTGCTTTTCGGTGGCGATCCCCGAGAAGCCGCCATTGTTCGCTGTGGCCGTCGGGCGCTGCGGCTCGGCCGGCAAGACCTCGCCCGTCGCCCCGTCGATCGTCGTCACACCCGGCGGCGCGGCCTCGAGCGTCTGCGGCGGCAGATCGTCCATTTCCTCGGCCGTGTAGATCCCGCTGGCCACGCCCGGGTAGACCGTGCGAATGCCCTCGCTGATGACGCGGGCGCGGAGCATCTGCCGCGGGTAGGCCTGCCAATTGTCCTTGCCGGACAGCTTGGCTGCCTTGGCGCGCTCCATTGTCCAGTCGACCTCGATGCTGCCGCCCGACGGGTGCGAGAACACGCCGGCCACGCGCTTGTCGGTGTACTCCGTCCAGCGCACGGTGCCGCCTGCCGCCTGGAAGCGGGCGAGCATGGCGTCCGCCTTCAGCGACGGCCGGCCCTGAATGATGTGGTACTCCGCGGCCACGCTGCCGGGATGGCGGCCCTCGGCCTGGGCGATGACCATCAGCGCCAGCGCCTGGTCCGGCGTCTTGATGCCGAACAGGCTGGACTTCGCGATGGCAGAAGCCATGCGCTCCATGTCGGCGTACGGAACGAGTTCAGTCGTCATCGTCAATCTCCCTTGATGTTCTGATAGGCGAAGTGGCCAAAAATCTTGCGCGCCATGGCGTCGCGAGCTACTGCCGCGTCCCGCGCGGTGTCATGCGTTCCAGCGTAATAGTTTCGGCCCTTGTGCCCGACAACTGCCGACCAGCCGCGCCCATGGCGTACTACGCCGCGGTACCCCGATCGGCTGTAAATGCGCTTATGAAATGCCGCCACGTTCTGGCTTTGGTTGGCTTCGCGAAGGTTCTCAATGCGGTTGTCATCACGAATGCCGTTGATGTGGTCGAGGCCTTCCAGCGGCCACCGATCGTTGAACATCAAGAAAATGACGCGGTGTTCGCGGTACAGAAGCCCGTCGAAGCGGATGAACCGATAGCCTCTCGGCGACAGATAGCCGGCACGGTCACCGACCTGGCTCTGCATCCGGGGGCGAATCAGCCAGTAGAGCTTGCCGTCTTCGTAGCGAAACAGTTGACGAGCGCGCTCGGCGGTCAATGGCGTTCTGTTCGTCATCTAATCACCACACACAACGCAGGCGAGAGTTATCGCCAGCATCAGCAAAAGAGCCGCACCGCGTCCCTCCTCGGGCTCGGTCCGACGCGACAACGGCGGAGAACGGACGATCTCCGACGCCCGCGGTGCGGGGTTGTTCAGTTCGCACGCGCCAGACAGCGCGCAGGTGGTGTAGCCCTTGTGTTCGTAGATCTGGCAGACGTGCTGGCAATCGCGGTGCTTCATGACGCAACGCCACTGCGCAATTGGTGCAGCAGTGCTCTTTGCCAGCAGTCCTCTTGCCACCGCTCGATGGCGCGCTCGCGCTCGCGGATCAACTGACGCAACTGCTCGCGACGCCGCGGGCCGTAGTTGCGCGGGTAGACGTTGTAGCTGCCGCCGTCCGGGTACTCGTAGACGGTTACATAGCCCAGAAACCCTCGCGACTTCATGCCGTTCCGCTTGAGCGCGGCGTCGAACTGTGCGGCTGTCATGTCGCGGCTCACGACCACACCCCCAGCAGCTTCGCGACGGCAGCGTTGGCCGTGCGAATGTCCCGCCGGTACTTCGCCTGACCCTCCGGCGTCAGGTCGCCCCGGCGCAGGTCAGCGCCCATCTGCTGCACGAAGGTGGACAGGCAGCCCACGGCCAGGTCGCGCTCGTCGTCGGTCAGCCGGTTGTCGATTTCGGCCTGGCGGTCCCGGTCGTAGCGGTCGTCTGCCGCGCTGGCCTGCTCAGCCCAGTCGTGGCCGGTCGGGGCGGGGGGCGGGTCGTATTCGCTGTGTGGCATATGAAGCTCCGTGCTGATCGCCGATGAGCAGGATATTGCTCGCAGGATTCGGCCGTGTCAAGCAGTTTATTGCTCTTATGAGCACGAATCGGTATGTTCTGGCCCAGCCCGCGACTGGCGCGGGTTCCAGATCAGGAAGGTTTCGAGGCAGTGACGTTGAGGCGGGAAGGACGGCAGCGGAGGGCGCCCCTGGCTACAGGGCCGGGTAGTACGCTCGGGGTTCCGGCTCTCGCCGGACCGAGCGGGCCCAGGGTTCGACCTGCGCCCTCCCGTCTTATCTCTGTAACGAGTTCTGGCGCAGGCGCTCTGGGCTCCAGGTGGAGTTATCCAAAGTGGCCTGCTTCGACGTTGCTGCCTCGGATTATCCCTTTCGGCCGAACCGTCAGCCGTTACAGCGGCTGGTCAGAGAAGGGATGTTCAGAAATTTACCCATCGGGCACCTCCTTCACATCCCGTTGAGGGGATTCTTGGAGTGGAATGCAACTGAGTCGATGGCCTTCGATGCTGACCACAATCGAGCAAAGCGCCAGTTCGCCGGTGACGTTGTTGACGCGGAAAAGGCCATGCATATCTGCTGTTTCCAGGCGCGGCATTAACAACGAACTGTAAGGGCCTGAAAAGTAGGACCAGCGCGGGAACTCGTGGCCGATGGCCGGCGCGGCCATCAACGACACGGCCAGAAAAGCCCAGTGTTTCACGCTCTATTTCTTCCGGCTGCCGAAGTTCTGCTCGCGGTGGGCCATCTTGTCGAGTAGTTCGCGTCCTTCGTCGTTGGCGTCCAGATACGCCTGGACTAGTCGACCGAGATTCGGGGACTCGATCAACTCGGGCGGCAAGTTATGGACCATTAATTGCCAACCGGTCAGGCCGAAAGGCTGCGCCAATGCGTCCGCGGTTTCGACGGAGCACGACGTGCTGCCGTTCAGGATGTTGCCGATCTGGCGCTGGCTGACGCCGGTCTTTACCTCCATCGCGCGCTGCTTCAGCCCGTGGAAGGCCATCAGCGCCCTGAGGTTGCGCGCGATGGTGGATCGGGTTCGGGGGCGCGGTTTCGCCATGTGTTCAGCGTAGGAGTCTCTTAGAGCAATCGGTTGCTCTAGCGGGGCAATGCCCCTACTTGCCATTTGAGCAATAATCTGCTCTTAATATGCTCATGCAGCCAAAAGCACTTTGCGAAGAACTTCGAAAGTTCCTGAATTCCGGCCAAGTAACGATCGCGGAAATCGAGCGAGACACGTCCCTGAATCGTTCGTGGCTCTCCAAGTTTCGGCGGGGCGAGATAGAGAACCCGACCATCGACCAACTGGAGGCGTTGCACCAGTTTCGGCGCAGGGGGAAGTCGCGGGCGGCATAACAGACGGGGCTGGTTCCGCAAGGGTCCGGCCTCTTTTTTTTTGTTCTGCGGCGAGGCTGGCTAAAACCTCGCCATTGACCACCACGGAAGCACGACGGGCAAGAGGGTTTCAAGGTGCAAGTTTCCATAAATCAAAAAAAGCAGGAAACCGTAATGTTGCGCGAGGGGAATCCGCGCGTTTCAGCCGATGAGCACGGCCTTTTGCACCTCAGCAGCGCCGTGGTTTTTCACCCAGTTCCGCGTTGTCGCGCGGCGCACGAGAGCCGGACGGGCTCGGAAACCCCACCCCTAGGGCTCACCGCCGTCGCCGCGGGCCTCCGTCCGGCTCTCAACCTGCGGGGGCGGGCATGACGTCTGACCTCGAACGCGCCGCCGACGTGATTGAGGACTACGCTCGACTCCTGTTCGAGTCGCACACGGTCAGCGGCCAGTGGGTCGCCAGCGATGAGATCGGCCGCCGGGCCCTGGCGGAGCACGACGAGTACCGGGCGCTCGCCAACCGGCTCAGGAAGATGCGGACGTGAGCAACCCGGCCAGCCACTACGACACGACCCGACTCCCGCGCGTCGAGTGGAGCGCGGCCGAGATCCACGCGAAGCGCCAGGAAGACCGGGTGCTGGCCTTCTTCCGGGCCTTCCCGAACACCGATTTCACCCGGGAGGGCATCGAGGCAACCTTCGATCTGCCGACGCAATCCGCGTCACGGGTGCTCGCCAATCTCACGGCCCGATTTGCCATCGAGAAGTCCGCCACGGCCACCGAAACGAGCCGGTACGGGCGTCGGGCGCACACCTGGCGGCTGGCGCGGCCGGTTGAAAGTCCAGTTATTCAAGGTCGCCTGCTATGAGCATGGAGCGTTGGTTGCCGGCAGTTGGTTATGAAGGCTTCTACGAAGTCAGCAGCTTGGGGCGCGTCCGTAGTATCCCGAGGGCGGTCGTCGGGCGGACCGAGCATCGGCCGTGCAGGTATTCGATGGCCGGCCGGCTTCTGAAACCAGCCGGCACCCCCTATCCCGGCGTCACCCTCAGTCTCAGCGGCAAAAAGAAGATTCTCACCGTCCATCGACTTGTCCTTGAAGCGTTCGTCGGGCCGAGGCCCCCGGGAATGCAGTGTCGGCACCTGAACGGCGATAGGACCGACTCCAGATTGCTTAATTTGGCGTGGGGAACCGCTCGCGAAAATGCGGCGGATCGTATACGGCACGGCACGCAGTCGCGTGGCGAGAGGCAACCTGCGGCAAAGCTCACCGATTCGCTCGTTCGAGAAATTCGCAGGAGTCCGCAGAGCACTACACATCTGGCGTCACAGTTCGGTGTTTCTCCAGACATTATTCGCAAGGTCAGGCTGCGGAGGTTATGGCGCCATGTGGACGATCATCAGGAAAGGCTGGCGCTGTAGTGGGTCGCGAGTCCTACCTGCCGCTGTTCTTCGGCGACTTCCTCGCCAGCACTTACACCTGGGACGGCGAGGAGCAGGCCCTTTACCTGCTGCTGCTCGGCTACCAGTGGACGGCCGGCCCCCTGCCTGACGATCCGGCGCGCCTGGCGCGCGCCGTGCGCTACGACCCGAAGCGTTTCACCAAGCTCTGGGCGACGGTCAGCGCGAAGTTCGCGGCCCGCGATGACGGGGCCGGCCTGGTCAACGTGCGCCTCGAAGAGCATCGCGCCAACTCGATCGAAATCGGCGAGCGGAAGAGCCGGGCGGGGAAGGCGGGCGCAGAGGCACGGTGGAATGGCACAGGCAATGCGCCTGCCAATGCGCCTGCCATAGCACACGGAATGCGACCGCATCCAAATCGCAATGACAGCGCGAATGGCATCCATCCATCCTATCCATCCATCCCTAAGAACTCTCTCCCTTCGGGAGAGAGGGGAGGCGCTGACGCGCCCGCCGCCTCGACCGCCAAGCCCAAGCTGCGACCGTTCGACGTCAGCACCGTGCCGGGCCTCGATCTTGCGGCGTGGGAAGAATTCGAGGCCTACCGTGCAGCCCGAAAGCCAGCGATCAAGCCCGAGTCGCGTGGCGCCGCCGCCAAGGCTCTCGCCGCCTACGGCCCCGATCAGATGGCCGTTGTCCAGCAGTCCATCGCCGCCGGCTACCAAGGTCTCGTGCCGCTGAAATCGAAGGAAAACCATCGTGGAACACCCCCGCAAAGCCCTCGGAAATCTGCCGTCGAGCGCGTCCGCGACGCGTCCGGATGCGACCTCCGCACGATCATTGGAAAGACACCGCCGGGCGTGGGCGGTTCTGGTTGAATGCTTCGGAAACACCCTGGTCAGCAGCTACGGCGACACCTGTCCGCCCGTCTGGTGCGCCCGAATCGATGAACTCGAAGACTGGGAAATCCGTCGCGGACTCGACCGGCTGTCGAAGTGGAACAGCAGCTTCGCGCCCACGCTCGGCCAGTTCTGGGACGCCTGCAAGCAGTCCGACGGTCAGCCGAAACCCGTCGACGCCGAGGCTCCGCTGCGTCTCATCGCCGAGACCACAGCGCGCTTCGGGCTGCCGGCCGGGATGTCGCCCATCTGCTACCGAGCCGCCGAAGACATCGCAAAAGGCCGCTGGCCGTTCATCGGCGGCGTGTACATCAGCCCCAGCTCGCTCGCGCCGAAGCATTGGGCGATCTACCAGGCCGGCACCTACGAGAACGCCGAACACCATCGCGCCTATTGCGCCGAGAACCCGCGCGACGTTGCCGCCTGGCTGTACGAGCGCGCCGCGCACTGGGGCAATCGGTACGGCTTCGGCGCCGACGGCGTCACGCGAATAGGGGCCATCGCCGCATGAAAAACAATACCGCCGAAACCGCCTCGCGGGTCCGCGCCCCACTGCCGCCGAAGGTCATCGACCCGTCCGATTACCACTTCGCGGTGGCTGCCCTGGCCCGCGCCAATTCGCTGCTCGACAGCCTGCGATCGGCCATGGCGATCCCGCTGGAACAGGCGGCTGAGGACCAGTTGCTGGCCCAGGTCGACGCCTTCCAGCGCCGTGTTCGCGGGCGGTTCGGGTCGTGAGGGTCGTCTACAGGACCGCACTCGAAGCCGTGCGGGACGCCGTCAGGCACGCCGCCATGCAAGACCGCCAGATAGCTCGCATTGAAATCTCACGGCGCGAATGGGCTGAGATTGCAGTCGCTCTCACGAATCAAGCCCGCTGGCTGGGCGACGAGGAATTCAACCTCGTCAGCGTCCAAGACCGCATCGTCCCGCGAAAGGGCGACCCGCTCTGCACCCTGCTCGGCGTGGATCTCTACGCCGACGAATCGTTCAACGATCAACCAACACAACCGAAAACCGGAGACACCCCATGCACCTGAAAACCCGCATCTGCCACCTCGGCTCGTCGATCAACACGCGCACCGAAAAGCACGGTGACGAGGACGTGGCCGCGATCGACATCCCGATCACCGACTTCGCCCTCGGCGCCACCGAGTTGAACTCGATCACCGGCGAGCCCCACGCGCACCGGGCCCTGTTCGACAAGAGCAAGTCGCCGGTCGAGCCCATCTTTCGCGGCTTCAAGGCCTTCGCGCTCAAGGATAAGTTCGAGGACTGCACCGCGGAGCTGCTGCTCGGCCTCGGCCGGGAGCCGCTGCGCCTGACGGGCTGCAAGGTCGCGCGCGTCAAGCTCGAGCCGCTGACCGGCGGCATGACCGGCATGGACTTCCTGATCCAGCTCACGCCGGACCTCGCGATCATGCCGACGCTCATGGCGCACATGGGCCACGAGATCGAGCTGTCGATCGACGTCGGCAAGCGCGTCGAGAAGACCGACAGCCGGCAGCAGAAGCTCGGGCTCAAGGAAGGCGAGGGCGAGGAAGACGACGAGTAGGAGGCCGCGTAAACCGCATACACCACCGCAGCAACGCGGGCCGGCAACGCCTAGCCCCGCATCGAGTGCCCGAAGGCCGGATAGGGCTGGCTTGAACCGAGAGGAACCACATGACCAACGAGAACGAGACCCCGTATCGCACGCAATTCCCAACGCTCGGACGCATCGTGCTGTACACGATTGGCGCTGAAGAGGCACCGATCAACGGCGCGCGAACCTTCCCCGCAATCGTTGTTCGGGCGTGGAGCGACGACTGCGTCAATCTCCGCGTTCTGTACGACGGCCATCACATCGGATGGAAGACCTACGTGCTGCCGAACTTCAACGGCGACCACATCGGCAACTTCTGGGAATGGCCCCCGCGGGTCTAGCCCATGCTCCGCAACCCCGCCGCCGCTGCCGTCCAGCGCATCGCCAAGCCGAAGCCGGACAAGGCGCGCTTCGAACGCCTGTTCGCGTTCCAGTGCCGGTCACTCGGCCTGCCAGTCTTCGAGCAGCAGTTCCTCTTCGCCAAGGCCGCGCTCGGCCGGCAGTGGGCGGCTGATTTCTATTTTGCGAAACATCGGTTGATCGTGGAGCTGCAAGGCGCTATCTGGCAGCGAGGGGGAGGCGGGCATTCCCACCCGACCGGGATCCTCAAGGACATGGAAAAGCACAACGCGGCCGTGCTGCTCGGTCTGTCGGTGCTGGCCTTCACCACCGACCAGGTGACCAGCGGCGAGGCTGTCGCCTTCACGCAGAAGGTGCTGACGGCCGGCGGCTGGCAGGCGAATCACTGATGTTTCTACCCAAGGAGGGGACCATGCGATTCTCGAAATGCTTACTGATTCTGCTCGCTGCCGCCACCCCGGCGCTGGCCGCGGATTACGACTACACCGTCCGCTGGACCAACCCGGCGCAACCCTCTGGCGTGACCCTGACGGGGCTACGCGTCAACTGGGAGCGCTGCTCGAACGGGCTCGATGCGGGCTCGGCCGACGTCGAAGCCTTCCGCACGTCCTACGTCAAGACCCTGCCGCTCGAAAGTTACTGCTGGACGGTGACGAGCCTGTCGTCGACGAACGACGGCGCGACCTCAAGCCCGGTGACGTTCCACTCCGCGCCGGACACCGACGAGGACGGCGTGCTCGATGACGTCGATAACTGCACGCTGGTGGCCAACCCCACCCAGTGCGACTCCGACGCGGACGGCTTCGGCAACCATTGCGACGGCGACCTGGCCGGCGACAACGACACCGACGCGCAGGACTTCCTCCTGTTCCGCGCGCAACTGGGCGAACCGAGCGAGGCGCCGGTCTACAACGTCGCCGACCTCAACTGCAACGGCTACGTGAACGCGCAGGACTTCGTGCTGTTCCGGGCGATGCTGGGGCAAGAGCCCGGCCCGAACGCGCCGTAACCGCCGCAATCAATCTGGGAGAGAACCATGTACGTGATTCGAATCGCTTTGCTTATCCTCGGGCTCACCGTGGTGGATTACGCGGCTGCCGCGGGCCGCGTTTTTTATGACGGGTTCGAGAGCGGGAACACCAGCCTCTGGCAGCAGGACGATTCCCGCAATCGTTGCCGTGTCGTCACTGCTGCTGTTGACGGGGTAACTGGAGCCTATGCCGGCTCAAGGTTCGCCGCGTGTAACTGGAATGGTACGCAGACTTGGGATTCACCAGGAGCCTTTGAAACCCTGAAGCTAGTGCTAAATAATCTCGGCGGCTACAACGACGAGGTATTTGTGCGCGTCCGGTTGCGCGCCGATCAGAACCTGGCGAGGTCGAGCGGGGCGCCAGCGAAGCTCCTGCGCTGGTACATTGCGACGCCAGACACCATGTGCAACTGGAGTACCGCCCCGGGCATCAACGGCGGCTGGTACAACGACAACTACTGGGGCGACGACCCTGGCGACACGTCGGCCGGTACTGCCGCTTGGCACATGGTCGAGCTGTACTACAACACGGCGACCGGCAACCTCAAGCAGTGGAACGACGATCAACTCGTCGTCAATGGAACCGGCACGTTCAACTCCCGGCTGAACGATTTCTACCTGGCGTCGAATTTCTCGGATCTCAACGATGGCAAGATTCCTGGCGGCACCAGCGATGCGCTGAACACCGGGTACTTCGACGAGTTTGAGATCTACACCGACAAGGCCAGCGGCGCGACCGGCTCGATGTCTGCCGGGACGATCACGACCTCGGGCCCTCCGGCCGTGCTGGCGCCGACGGGTGTGACGGTCGAATAAGCGGTCGTGGAGTCGCCGCAACTTCCGTCGCGCGGCCACCTGGCCGGGTGCCACGGCGAGCAGCACCCGGCCTCGAAGGCCAGCGACGCGGTCCGACGGCACGCCGTCCAACTGATCGCCAGCCGGCAGAAACCCGTCAAAGCCGTTGCCCTCGATTGCGGGGTCACTGAGTCAACGGTCTGCAACTGGATGCGCTCGGCCGGCTACGTCCGCGGCTGGGTGCAGCCCCACAACACACAAGGAACCACTGAATGAGATTCGAAGGCGAAGCGATCAAGTTGCCGGTGCTGCTGGTCACGATCGAGGGCGGCGAGCTGATAGCCCCACCGCGCACCCGGATCGGCGGCTCTCTGACCATGCTGATGCTGCCCGAGGGCGTCGAGGTCTCCGGCTGGCGGCTGACCCACGAGCTGCTGGCCGAGGGCCTCGAGATGGCTGGGGGCGGCAAGCAGATCGGTCGCTGCCTCTACGTCCGCAACATGACCGGCGCCATGGTCGAGTGCCAGCGACTGGGCTCGGTCACGGTGGTCCCGCCCCGGCCGACGCTCCTTGACGCACCCCGGGAGGACGAGGCCATCGAACCCATCCCGAAGGCCGCATCTCGCGCGCGGGGCAAGAAGAGCGGTTGATCCCCTGCCATGGCAACGACGGAGAAGAAGACCAAGCATGGCGGCAAGCGACGGCGCGCCGGACGGCCGAAAGGCTCGAGGACCCGGTACATTCAGGAGCAGGCCAAGGCCATCATCGAGAGCGGGCTGACGCCGCTCGAATTCATGATGCGGATCGTCCGTGACTCGCAATACTCAGTCGACCAGCGCCTCGAAGCCGCCGCCAAAGCAGCGCCGTACGTCCACGCCCGGCTCGCCATCACCCAGCTCGACATCAACGACAGTCGACTTCTCAGCGCTGAAGAGCGCCGGGCCCGAGTTCTGGAACTCCTCGGAAGCAATCAAGTTGCTCGACTTATTGGAAGAGGAGGCGCGGGCGTCACGGATGCGCAAGCTCTGGACGTACTTCCCGGACCAGGGGCCGCTGCGCCGTGAGCTGTACAAAAAGCACACTGACTTCTTCGCGCTTGGCGCCCATCATCGGGAGCGGCTGTTTCTCGCCGCCAATCGAACCGGCAAGAGCATCACCGGGGCCTACGAGACGAGCGTCCACCTCAGCGGCCTTTATCCGCATTGGTGGGTCGGCAAGCGCTTCACTCGGCCGAATCGCTGGTGGGTCGCGGGCGACACGTCGAAGACGGTCCGCGACATTGTCCAAGAGGCGATCCTCGGCCCCGCCAGGGCGATCGGCACCGGGATGCTCCCCGGCAACACAATCATCCGGTGCACGCCGAAGTCAGGGATCCCCGATGCCGTCGACACTGTGCACGTTCGACACATCAGCGGCGGCACATCGGTTCTGCAGTTCAAGAGCTACGACCAGGGGCGCGAAGCATTCCAGGGCACGGAGCAGGACGGCATCTGGCTCGATGAGGAATGCCCGATGAATATCTACGCTGAATGCCTGATCCGAACGATGACCACGGATGGAACGCTGATCGTGACCTTTACCCCGCTACTCGGGCTCACCGAGCTGGTGCTGTCATTTCTGCCAGAGGGGCAACCGCTATGAGAGCGCTGCGGCCTAGCGCCGAGAAGGTCTGCATCTATTGTCGCGAGCGGAAGCCCGCCAGTGAGTACCACTCCCACCGCTACACCACGCGAACCGGGCGGGAGAGCGTCCGGCTCAATTCGGCGTGCCGCTCCTGCCATGGCGAGAAAACCAAGGCCAGGAAGGTGGCTAACCCAGAACGTACCCGGGCACAGAGTCGCGACTACAAGCGACGCAACGCGGCCGTGCTGGCGCGGAGGAATGCCGCGTATCGGCGGGCCAACCCGCAGCGCATCGCCGGGTACTCGATGAAACACAAGCACGGTCTGACGATGATCGAGTACGAGGCGCTCCTCTGCCAGCAGGGCGGGGTCTGCAAGGTGTGCCGGCAAGAGGCCGAGCCGGTTGGGATAAAGCGCCGCCTGCACATCGACCACTGCCACGAGACGGGGCGCATCCGCGGGCTGCTATGCCACAACTGCAACGTTTCACTCGGCTTGATGAAGGATGATCCGGCGCGAATCCGCGCGCTTGCCGACTACCTGGACGCAGCCCGTGACTAAGGCGTATGTCGCGGCGACTTGGGATGATGCGCCTCATCTGACCGACGCGCAGAAAGCTGAAATGTGGGCGTCCATCCCGCCCTATCAACGCGACGCCCGCTCGAAGGGCATCCCGTCGGTGGGCGCTGGCGCGATCTACCCGGTCCCGCTCGACGACATCACCTGCGACGACTTTGTGATCCCTGATCACTGGCCCCGCGGGTACGGCATGGACGTCGGCTGGAAGGCCACGGCTGCCATCTGGGGCGCCTGGGACCGCGACGGCAGCAAGGACTGCATCTACCTGTACCGGGAGTACAAGCGCGGGCAGGCCGAGCCGCCGGTGCACGTTGCCGCCATTCAATCGCCGGGCAATCGGATGTCCGGTGCGATCGACCCGGCCTCACGCGGTCGTGGGCAGCGGGACGGCACGAAGCTGATCGAGGACTACATCGACCTGGGGCTGAACCTCGTGCCGGCGAAGAACGCGGTTGAGGCTGGGCTCTTCGAGGTCTACCACCGGCTCACCACCGGGCGGCTGAAGATCATGAAGTCGCTGGCCCAGACCATTCAGGAAATCCGACTGTACCGCCGCGATGAGCGCGGGCAGATCGTGAAGGAAAACGATCACCTCATGGACGCCATGCGCTATCTGATCCTGATGGCCAATGACGTCATTTGCTGGACGCTACACCGGACGACGCCGACCGTCATCGGCTCGGTTCGCAACCAACGAGGAATTGCCAGATGAAACGCATGGACGCGCCGCAGATCATCGCGCTCTACAACCGCTCCGAAGCCTTGCAGCAGCCCATGTGGACGCTGTGGGACGAGCTGGCCCGCTACATCCAGCCGAGCAAGTCCGGCATCGTGGCGCCGCGGATCGACGGCGAGAAGCGCACCGAAGACCTCTTCGACTCCACCGCGCCGCAGGCCAACGACGACCTGGCGCACTACCTGTCCGCCAGCCTGTCGCCGTCCGGGTCGCCGTGGCTGATGAACGAGTTCCGCGACAAGGGGCTGCGCAAGGACGACACCTACACCGAATGGCTGCAGGAGTGCACGGAGATCCAGCGGGCCGAGTTCCTGCGCTCGAACTTCTACGAAACCGTGGGTGAGGTTTATGCCGACCTGCCCTGCTTCGGCATCGGCACTCTGCAATGCGACGAGCGGAAGACCTGGAAAGGCGCCTTTGACGGCATCAACTGGGAATCGGTGTGGATCCGCGAGATCACCGCGCTCGCCAACCAGTACGGCGACCTCGACACGACCTTCCGCGGCTATGAGATGTCAGCGCTGCAGTGGTTCCAGATGTTCGGCAAAGACGCCGGGCCGCAGGTCACCGAACTGGCGCAAAGCAAGCCCGAGCAGAAGATCAAGTTCATCCACGCCGTGTACCCGCGAGACCCCGACGACATTGACGCCAAGGGCGTTGAGCGCGGCCTGGTGGACCCGAAGAAGATGGCGATTGCCTCCGTCTGGGTGAACCTGACCGACAAGGTGATCACCCGCGAGTCGGGCTATATGGAGCTGCCGCGGCACATCACCCGCTGGGCGAAGACCTCGGGCTCGATCTGGGCCAACTCGCCGGGCCTCATGGCCTTGCCCGACATCCGCACCCTGAACGAGGCCACCCGCCTCGAGATGATCGCCTGGGAGAAGTCCATCGACCGGCCGATGAAGGTCAACCAGAACAACCTGGTGGGCGACAAGCTCGACCAGAGCGCCCGCGGGCTGACCATCTGCCGGGACATCGCAGCCCTGGCCCCACTGTTCGACGCCACCGACTTCAACCTGACCGCGGTCAAGACCGACGAGCTGCGCGCCTCGATCCTGCGCACCTTCTACGCCGACCTGATCCGCGAGCCCGGCAACATCGAGGGCGCCCAGACGGCTTACGAAGTGGCCAAGCGCATCGAACGCGCCCAGCGCATCCTCGGCGAAGCCGTGCCCCACCTGCGGGGGATGCTGAAGTGGGCTGCCGAGCGCAGCTTCAAAATCCTGTACCGCGCCGGCCAGTTCCCCAAGCCGCCCGCGGGGCTGATGGAAGCCTCCCCGCAGATCGATGTCCGCTACACCTCGCCGCTGCAGGCCGCGCAGGAATCCCAGGGCATCGAGCAGACGATCATCTACCTCGGCGAGCTGCAGGGCCTGAGCAAGATGCAGGTCGAGGTCGGGCTCGAGCCGACCATCCTCGATTGGGTCGATTGGGACGGCATCGCCGTGGAAGCGGCCAGGCGCCGCTCGGTGCCGGCCACCGGGTTGCGCAGCCAGATCGAGGTCGACGACATCCGCGCCGAGCGCGACGCGAAGCGGGAGAAGGCGGAATCCCAGCAGGACGCCCTGCAGGGGGCCGAAGTCGTCCGCGGCGTCGGTGCCGGGGCCGGCAAGGAGGCGGGCGCCGCCGTGCTGCGGTCCATGCGTGGCTGAAGAATTCCGCTACCGCCTGCACCGGCTGCTGTCCGGTGATCAGGAGCTGAAGCGAATCATCGAGTCGGAGGCCATTGGCACGACCGCCAAGCCGGCCTCGGACCTCGATCTGGCGTGGCGCGAGGGCCGTCGGTCGCTCGCGGCTGAATGGTTATCACTGTATCGAGAGGTGGAAGATGAGCGTACCCGACTGGGCCAATAGCCTACCGGCTGACTTGCAGGGGCTGGAGGTCGTCAAGAACACGCCGGACCTGGCGACGGCGGTCAAGCGGCTGGCCGACCTGGACCGCTACAAGGGCTCGTCGATTGCCCTGCCGAAGGACGGCGACGAGGCCAGCGCAACGGCATTCACCGAAGCGGTGACCAAGCGCGGTTTTATCCCTGGCGAGGTGCCGGCCGATCCGAACGGCTACGACGCCGACGTCGACCTGACCAAGGCCGAACTGACCGACGAGTGGAAGGCCGGCCGGCTGAAGGAATTCCACTCGCTGGGGCTGACCAAGACCCAAGCCAAGGCAGCGCTCCAGCGGGAGGTGGCGGCTGCGGAGGCCTTGTTCGTGGGGATGGACGTGACCGACCGCGCCGACGTCCGCAAGGCCGCTGAGAAATACGGCATCGATGGCAGTCCCGCCTCGATCGTCAAACTACTGAAGGAGCTAGGAAAGACCATGCAGGAAGACAACACCAAACCGATCGGAGGCGGCACCGGCGGCAGCCTCCTCGACATCGACGTCCAGATCGCGGAACTCGACGACAAGATCCTGAAGCTTCCCGAGTACGACCCGCGCGCCAAGCAGGCGCTCGAGCAGAAGTTCGCCCTGATGAAGAAAAAGGCGGCAATCCAGACCGGCGACAAGTCGATCGAGAACCTGGCGCTTGCCGACATCAAATTCGGGCGCTGATATTTTCACATCTGGAATATGACGACTGCTGTCGGTGTGGTTAGCTACCACCCGACAGCAGACCCTCCCACTCGCGGACCTGCCGTCTGACTCCCGGTCAATCCGGGCGCTCAGGCGGCGACACGCCTAGCCGGCCCCTCGTGGACCCCCGGCGGAACAGGCAGATCCGCAATCCACTTCCCAGGGAGGGAACCCCATGGCTACCGCCATTACCGACTCATTTGTCAATGCCTTCGAGGCCCGGGTGCATCACCTCGGCCAGCAGGAAATGTCCCGCTGCTTGAGAACCGTCAGGGTCAAGCGCGAAAACGCCCACCTCTTCATGTTCGATCGTCTGGCCAATGCGGCCATGGCGGCGAAGGGCACCGGCGTGCAGGCCACCGTTGTCAGCGGTGTGGTGCATTCGCGGCGTGTCGCGATCGCCACCCCGTTCAACTGGGGCGAACACCTGCCGCAGCAGGACGCTGCCCGGGTGCTGATTGACCCGCGCTCCGAGTATGCCGCCGCGGCCGGCATGGCCTATGGCCGGCAGATCGACAGCATCATCCTGGCCGCTGCCAACGGCACCGCTGCCACCGGTGTCGCGGGTGCGGGCACCCAGGCGCTGCCGGCGGGCCAGAAGATCGGCGCGGCCGGCGCACTGTCCCTCGACAACCTGCGTTCCGCCAAGCGCAAGCTCGACGAGGCCGAAGTGATGGGCGAGCGCTATCTCGCTATCAACGCCAAGGGCCTCGAAGACCTGCTGAAGGTCACCGAGGTGGCGAGCGCCGACTACAACACCGTCAAGGCGCTGGTGCAGGGTGAGATCAATACGTTCCTGGGCTTCAACTTCATCCGCACGGAGTTGCTGCCGATCGACGCCGGTCTTGCCAGCCGCAAGCAGGTCATCGCGTACACCTCGACGGCCATCGGTCTCGGCATCCCGCAGGACCGCATGACCCGGGTGGCAGAGGATCCGGCGAACAGCTTCGCGCTGCGCGTCTACCTCGAGACCACCCTCGGTGCCGTACGCATCGAGGACGAGGGCGTCGTTCAGATCGACCTGGCTGCCTAACCCGGATGGCGACTGACCTCGCCATCGTCAATCAGGCCCTCTCCCTGCTGGGGGAGGGCCTTTTGACGGCCGGGCAACTCACCACGCCGGACGACACCCGGTCGCGTCTGGTGGCAAACACGCTCGAGTTCACCCGCAAGGCGGTGCTGCGCGACACGACCCCGAGCTGCGCGAACGCTTACGCCGAACTGGTCGAAAGCGTGGCCATTCCGATCCCGGCCCACCCCGATCATTTGTTTATCTACGACCTGCCCGCTGACTGCCTGCGGGTCATCATGGTCCTTGGCACAGATGCCGCCGGACTGGTGGCCTCGTCGGTCGGGCTCACCCAGCCCGTGGTGCAGCGCTGGAAGATCGTCCACGCGCGCAAGCTGGTCTGCGACGAGCAACCGGTCTCGATCCAGTACATCAAGGACATCGACTTCGACGACTTCGACGACCTGCTCGACGAGTGCGCGTCGGCGCACCTGGCCATGAAGCTGGCCATCCCGCTCACCGAGTCGACCACGAAACTCAAGCTGATGAGTGATCTGTATGTCGCCGCGAAAGAGGCGGCAATGGGCAGCGATGAGAACGAGGGACAGATCGAGATCTACGACAACGCCACCCGCCTGACACAGGTTCGTCGTTAATGCCGCGCCCGAGGCTACTGATCAGCGACTTCACGGGGGGCGAGGTCTCGCCGCGGGTACAGGCGCGGGCCGGCCTCGAGCGCTACGAGCGCGCCCTAAAGCGCTGCGAGAACTTCGTCATAGCCCAGCAGGGCGGGCTCATGCTCCGGCGCGGCACGGAGTACGTCGGCGACTCCGTGGCCAATGGAGCCACGCCCGAGCCCGAGGTGGCCTTCATTCCGTGGCGCGGCTCCTCGGCTGACCGCCCGGACATCGAATTCGAACTGTCGGGGAACACCCTGCGCGGCTGGACAAACGACGGATTGATCCTGTCTGGTGGAATCCCCTACGTCGTCGTGATGCCTGTGACCGGCTTCGCCGACGCGCCGATCCAGTACGCGCAGAGCGGCAAGCGCCTGGCGATCGTCAACGGCGTCGAAGCGCCGATGATCATCACGGTCAACGCCACCGACAGCTGGACCGTCGAGGCCATCCCGTCGGCCACCTATCCGACCAGGCAGTTCGAGGGCGTCACCTCACCGCCACGACAGGACGCGCAATACGCCTTCACCTTCACGGGCTTCTCGGCCGGCAACACCTACACCGTCTGGGTGGACGGTCGGGCAATACCGGTGTCCGGGCGCTTCCCGCCGGCGGGGCTCAAGCGCGGCGACCCGCAACCGTTCACTTACGCGACATCGGTCGCGACCAACATCAGCATTCTCAAGAATGCAATCAAGCGCTCGCCGTCGGTCCCTGACATCTCAGAGGTGACGATCACCGAGTTGGCTGGCGTCTACACCATCACGATGACCGGCTCCGTGGGCGGGGTCTCCGTCAACCTTGTGGCCAGCGCCGAGAGTGCCACGCTGCGGATCGCCGTGGTAACCAATGCCGAAGGGCGCAACGGCGAAGAGCGCGCCTGGTCGTACCCGACGGTCGTGCTGTACTCGGGGAACTACTACCAGTGCATCCTGGCCAACATCAGCGACGCGGTGAACACCCCGGACGTCACGCCAACCGAATGGCTGCTGCTGGGCCCGGTGGCCCCCTACTACGAGCCTATACAGCCGAGTGAGACCTGGAGCAACGCCAGCATTTCCTACTCGCCCGGCGGGCGCGGCTTCCCGTCCTGCGTCGCGTTCCACGAGCAGCGGATGATCGTGGCCGGCAGTGCCGAGGCGCCAAAAGCCATCTGGGGGTCTGCCCTCGGTCAGTTCACCAGCTTTGTCCTTGGCACTGAGGACGATGACGCCTGGACCATCGACCTAGACGCCCAGCACTCGCCCTACGTCCGCTGGCTGGCCTCTAACAACGGGCTGGTGGTTGGGACAACCGACGGCATCTGGGTGCTCACCGCGCAGACCACGCTGTCAGCCGCCGATATTCAGGCGACCCCGTACTCCGGCGACCGGGTCGAGGCCTATCAGGCGATCGTGGCCGGTAACGAGCTGATGTATATCGCGCAGGGCGCCAGGCAGCTGCGGTCGCTGCGGTGGAACGAGCAGAGCGGTCCCTACGAAACCATCGAGATTTCCGCCCTCGCCGAGCACCTGGCCCGCTACGGTCTGCGGCAGCTCGTCTACGCCCATCACCCGCAGCCGATGATCTACGCGCGAACCAGCCAGGAAGGGCTGGTCGTTGGCATCACCTACAACCGACAGGGCGACCTGCTGGCGTTCCAGCGCTTCCAGTTTAATGCCGAAATCCTGTCGATGTCGGTCATGTTCGACGCCGACGACGGTGATGTGCTCTGGCTGGTGATGCGACGCGGAACGCGGGTCACGATCGAGCGGATGCCGTACCCGGTGACCGACGCGCCGGTTGACGCCCCCGACACCACGGCCACGGTGCACCTTGACGGCTGGGTCGTGCGAACATCGGCCGGCGGCCTGGTCAGCGGCCTTGGGCACCTTACCGGTCGTTCGGTCACCGCTCTTGATTCAGCCGGCGCGGTCCATGCGGTCGGAGTTGTAGGGACTGGCTTCGCCCCCACCGAGACTCCGCTGGTTGTGTCCAATGCCGGCTTCGAGGCTGGACCCGGCGTTGCCCTCTGGGTGCTGATAAACTGCAGCACGAGCGATCTTGTGACGCCGGCCCCGGTGCACAGCGGCACCTACGCCTACGAGATCCCCGACGCTGGGTCGTTTGTGGGCGCTGCGATCCAGTCGAATGCCATCGTCGTCACGGCCGGCAAGACCTATCGGGCGCGGTGCTGGTACTACTTCCCAACGGTCGTGTCGTACTCGTTCCCGCTCTACGTGCGCTGCAGCCAGAACCTGCCGAACGTCACCCTGGCGTACTTCTACTTTACGGTGGCATCAGGCCCATCGGCGACATGGCAGCAGGCCGAGATCGAGTTCGTGGCACCGGCCGGTACCAACCGGGTGAACCTGCTGGCCGAGTTGCTGGGGGGTAACGGCAATTCCATGGTGGTCGATGACTTCTCCCTGGTCGAGGTGGTTGAGGCCGGGCCGATTGGCGAGGACGAGCTCGCGGTCGTCGGCACTGATCTCGTCATCGGCGAGCCGTTTCTGGGGCGGGCGATCACGGTCGAGCCAGCGGTCGGTAACCCCGCCGGTACGTCCATGGGCAACAAGAAGCGCTGGCCAGACATGACGGCGAGCCTGTACCAGTCGGCGCTCCCGCTGCTCAATGGCGAGCGCCCCTCGGATTACGAGCAGGCCGGCGGGGCGTACCGGGACAACCCTGGGGCCCTTCGAACCGGCGAGTACAAGATCAACAGCGCGGGCTGGGACAACGGGGCTGTGACCATCGAGCAAGACCTGCCGCACGCCACGCAGGTCATTGGCATCTTCGGCGATGTCGGCGTGGGAGTCGGGTAATGTCAGTAGCAGGCGCGATTGCAGTCATTGGAGCCGGGGCCAGCCTGGTCGGCGGACTCACCGGTAGCAGCTCGGCAAAGAAGGCGGCCAAGCAGGCGGCCGCGGCCGAGAAGGCAGTCAGCAAGGAACGCATCGAGCAGCTGTACCGGGAAGAGCGACGCCTGGCCGGCACGACGCGGGCTCGCGGTGCCGCCTCCGGCATCGTCGTCAGTCAGGGTTCCATCCTGAATGTGCTGGCCGAGCAGGCTCTGAACTTTGAGCGCGAGCGAGCCATCACCAAGAAGGTCGGCGCGTCGCGCGTAGCGGCTGCCCTGGCCGGCGGGGATGCCGCCTCGAAGCAGTTTGAGGCGCAAGGGCTGTCGGGGCTCTTCGCGGGACTCGGCGCGGCGTTTAATTACGGCTGGAAGGCCGGCCCGTAGTGCAACTTCCCCGGTATCACAGCAAGGCGCTGCCCGAGCAGTCCTTCATCAGCCCGGGTCAGGCCGGCGCCGGTGACGCGGCTCTCGGCTATGCGGTGGCCGGCGGGCTGGACGTGGTCGCCCAGATTTCCGACCGGATCCGTCAGGCCGAGGCCGAGGTCGCCGCCAACGCGGCGCTGGCCGAGACCGAGGCGCGGATCACCGGCTTCCTGAAAGATCCCCGCTGGCAGCAGACCGAGATCGGTGGCGAGAGGGTCGAGGTCGTGCAGCAGCGCGAGTGGGAGAAGTTCAGCGCCCGCCTGCTGGCAGCCAAGCCGGTCATCCACGACCGCGACTTCAACAACCAGTTCGGCGCCAAGCGCAAGGAGCTGCTGCAGACTGCCGGCGTTGAGCTGGCCGGGCAACAGCGCAAGATGCTGGTTGCCCGCGGTCGAGTGGCAGCCGTGCAGGCGGGGCGCACCTACGAACAAGCCGGCAACTACGAGGCGGCCCGCGAGCAGTACCGATCATCCGCCGCACTCGGCCTGCACACCCTGGCCGAGGCCGACGCGCTGATTCAGAAGGCCACTGTCGAGGAAATCTCGTCGGGGTTCCTCGGTGAGATTGCCGAGGGCAGCTTCGGCACGGACTTCGACACACTGGGCGAGCGGATACTGAATGACGAGCGGCTGCCAGCCCCCAAGCGTCAGGCGCTGTATGCCTCGCTAAACACGAAGTACGACCGCGAGGAGCGGGCCCTCGACAAGCAGCAGAAGAAGGTCTGGTCGCTGAATGCGGTCAGCGTGTGGAACGGCATCCTGCGGGGCGACGTGAACGCCGCGGCCATCATGCGATCGAACGTGGACCCCGAGGACAAGCCGGCCATGCTCCGGCTGTTCTACGACAACGCGACGAGCCCGAACGGCACCTCGACGCCCGAGGCCCTGCGCGCGGCGAATCAAGCGATCGTTGACTTCCACGACGGCAAGACCTCGAAGGCCGAAGCGCGCGACGCGATCCTTGCCCGCACCGACCTCGACCCGAAGAAGAAGGTCGAGGCCATGAACATGGTCGAAACGGTGAGTAACGGCGTGATCGGCGGTGCTGCCGAGTCTGCGGCCAAGCAGGCCATGTCACGGCTGATCACCGGCGGCTACCCGATCGACAAGATGGTCGACGTCATGGGCGAGGGGGCCAGCCAGCTCGTGGCCCTCGACGCCGAATGGAACTGGAAATTCATGGTTGCCCAGATGGAGCAGGGCGGCGACTTCGACCCGCGCGGCTGGGTGATGGATCACCGCGAAGAGATTGAGGCGCAGGCCAAAGCGGTGGCGACGCCCGACCGATTTCGCGGGGTCACCAAGGCCGAGACCAAGGCCAACATCGACAAGTCGGTCGAGCAGGGCCTGACGCCCGAGACTGAGCGCGCAAACCTTTACCGAAAGTACGACATCACCGAATGAGCGATCCCGTCGAAGAGAGCTTCGAGGCCCGGCGTAACGCGGTGTACGAGCGCCTGGCTGCCGAGGAAAACGCCAAGCTCGCTGCCCAGCGGGAGGCCGAGGACGCGCGTGCGAATCCGGTCGATCCGACGGTGCCGGCGCCGAAGACCATCGACTCGCTGACCCGAGGCGTGGGCGACTGGTTGAAGCGGGCCGCGCAGAAGACGGCGAACGTGCCGCCTGCCGGTGGCATTGACCCGGGCGTCACGAAGGCCCTGGCGAAGGACGTGGCCGATCTCGCGACCAACGTGGCCGGCGGTGTGATCGACGCGCCCGGCGATGCGCTGGCGGCAGTAACGAACAAGGCCACGGCAGGCATGGTCGACACGGTCGGCGTGCTGGCCCGCGCGCTCGGCCACCAGCAGACCTCCGGCTTCGGTGGACCCGGCGCTGAAATGAAGCCCGGCGATGATCTGGGCGTGCAGGCCCCTAAGTCCGGCATCGGTGACCCGGAGTCCGCTGCCTACCAGCTCGCCAATGGTGTCACCCGGTTCATGGCGGTGAACGGCGCGGCGCTGGGTGTCCTCGGTGGCGGCCAGGCCATCGGCTTCATGGGCCACATGGCCGCGGGGGCCTTCGCCGACGTCATGGCCTTCGAGAACAAGGAGGGCACCCTGTCCGACGTGCTGCGCGCGGTCGGGCTGGACAACCAGTACACGCAGTATCTCTCCGGCCAACTCTCCGAGAACGAGTGGGAAGCCTCGGCCAAGGCGGCGCTTGAGGGCGCGGCGCTGGGCGCGCTGGTCCCTGTGTACAGGGCCGTGCGGGCCGGCCTCATTCGCTGGCCGGAATACGCGCCGCTGCTTGCCGAGCGGCTGGGGCCTATCGCAGTCGCTCCGGGCGCCTCAATCGCTGAAGCAAAACCGGAAGCGACGGCAGAGCCGGAGTCGCCCGGCAAGAAGAAGGCCAAGCCAGCACGAAAGGGGAGCGAGTAATGCCCGGCCGCGTCCCCCGCATCCCGCACCCGAAGCCGCAGGAAATCCCGCCGACCGCCGTCGAGGGCGCGGTGCCGCCAGTGCCGCCGGCCACGCCGCCACCTGCGCCGGTAACGCCTGCGCCTGGCGAACCGCCGAAGCCGCTCACGGCCACCGAGAAGATGATTCAGGCCGGCCAGCAACCGCCCGCTGGCCCCCTGGCCCTGCACAGCACGATCGACGAGGTGCAAGGCCGACTCGACGCGCCGGTGCCGCTGGAGCGCCCACGCAGCCCGTACCGGAACATCAACATCGAGCGCACCGGCACGGAGGAGGGCATCAACCAGTTGCTCGACGCGGTCTCGCTCGACACGAAGAACGCCGGGTACGAGCCGAAGCCGCTGGCCGAAACCGCCGCCGGTGCCGAGCAGATCCCGGTCAAGGACTCGATTCGCCAGATGATGCGCCGCAAGCCCGGCGAGCTGATGAACGACGAACAGCTAACGCGCGCCCGCGGGATCATGGTCGCCTCGGCCCAGCACATTCAGGACTGGGGCAAGAACCTGAAAGCGCGCGGCATCGCTCAGGTGACCGACGCGGAAATGCTCGACTACCAGCGGGCGCTGCAGCGGCATTCGGCGATCCAGTACGCCGTGCAGGGCGCGACCCGCGACGTAGCGCGCACCCTGAACGCGCTGCGCCTGACGCCCGACACCCTCGACCCGCAGGTGATCAGCGAGGCCATGCGGTCCTACGGCGGCTCGAAAGAAGCGATCTTCCAGAAGGCCCTGACGATCGCCGACGCGAAGACCCTCGACGAGGCGTCAAAGGCGGCTGGCATGGTCTCAGGTCTCCGACGCGCGGCCGAGAACCTCGTCTATTACCGGACCATGGGCCTGCTCTCCGGGCCCCGCACGCACGTCGTCAATGCGGTCAGCAATTCGCTGGTCAACATGATGGCCGTCTCGGAGCGCTTCGTGACCGGCGTGCACAGCCAGGCATTCGGCTCCGGTGAGGTGTACCCGCGCGAAGCGGTGGAAATGTTCTACGGCGAAATGGCGAACCTGCGCGACGCCTTCCGGCTGGCGGCGAAGGCCTGGAACACCGGTGATTCAGTCTACGGCGGGACGAAGATCGAGACCGACGCCGCGCTGTCGTCGACCGGGCTCGGTCTCCGGCAAGACAACCCGGCCGGCATGGCCTACGACCTGGCGGCAAGCGCCATCTCACTGCCGGGCCGGGCGCTGACCTCGTCGGACGAATTCTTCAAGACCATGGCCTTCAGCCAGCAGGCCCGGGCGCTGGCCTACCGGATCGGGCGCCGCGAGGGGCTGAAGGGCGAGGCGCTGAATGCCCGCATCGAGGAGGTTCTTGCCGCCCCGAATCAGGAGAAGATCCTCGACTCGCTGAGTCAACAAGGGCTGGCCGGCGACGAGCTGGACATGGCCTTCATGGCCAAGCTGTCCGAGGAGGAGCGGCTGTTCCAGGGGCTGTATCGGGAGTCCGTGGACTTCGCCCGCTATCAGACCTTCACCGACAACGTCGAAAGCACCTTCGGCAAGGCGCTGGGCGACATCCATCGCGGCAGCCCGGCGGCTCGGCTGATCGTGCCGTTCTACCGCACGCCGGCCAACATCCTGAGCTATGCCGCGGAGCGCTCGCCGATGTTCGTCGCCGCCCCCAAGTTCTGGGAGAACGTGCGAGCGGGTGGCGCGAAGCGCGATGAGGCCATGGCCCGCGCCTACTTGGGCGGCATGATTGCGGTGGCAGCCATTGCCGCCAACGCCGAAGGAAAGCTCACCGGGTCCGGCCCGCCGAACTACAACCTGACGAAGGTCTACCAAAAGTTGGGCTGGAAGCCGCAGACGCTGAACGGCGTCAGCTACGGGCGTTTAGAACCGCTGGCGACGCCGATCGCGGTCATCGCCGACATGACCGAGGCCTACCGCTACGCGACCACCGACAAGCAGCGCGAGAACATCATGGTCGTGATGACGGCCTCGCTGGCCGAGACCATGGGCGACAAGACCATGCTGACCGGGTTGTCGGACTTCCTTGATGCGATCTCGGCCGGCCAGCAGGGCGGCAACGCCGCGGCCAGCTACGTGACCAAGCTCGCTGCCAGCTTCCTGCCGTACTCGTCCCTGCAGCGCAGCCTGCGCCAGCAGACCGACCCGCAGCGCCGCCTGACCATCGGCGACGGGCCGCTCGAGTCCGGCTGGAACTACATCCGCAACCAGATCCCGATCCCGGCGCTCTACGACGACCTGCCGCCGGACGTCGATTTCTGGGGCAAGCCCATGGCCTCGATGGACTTCATCGGCCCTGACATGATTTCTCCGTTCTACGTTGCCGAGTACGAAGACGATGCCCCGACCTACGCCCTGGCCGAAAACGGCGTGGCGCCGGACTTCGTCTCGCCGGAATTCTCGATCCCGGGAACCGGCGTCAGGATCGACCTGACCAAGGTGGACACCGGCAGGGGCTCGGCGTGGACCGTTCACGATTACCGCGTCGCGGTTGGCGAGCAGCGTCGGGCGCAGGTGTCCGCGCTGCTGGCGCATCCGGCTTACGAGAAAGCCGTACCTGGCGCCCCACAACCGGAGCCGGTTATCGAGGCTGCCGAGCAGTCCTTGCTGATGGGCGGCTTCAACAACTCGGTGAGGCTCATGCCGCCGACCCGCGGCGACCTGCTGCGCGGTGCGATGTCGCGCGGGCGCCAGGTGGCGAACGCTTTGTTCTACCAGAAGTACCGCGATGCCATTCAGACCGCGATGCTGCAGGACATGGCCAGCGGTCGGGTGGCATCACCCCCGCCGGCGATGATCACCGAAGGCCGCAAGGCTGCCGTCGAGTCGCGTCGCAAGCGCATCGCGGAGCCGCGGTTCTAGTCATTCACGCATTTCAAGAGGAGACACGACCATGCCGTACCCCCCGCAATACGCCTATCAGGACTCGAACCCCGAGACCGAACTGGAGCCGCAGATCAACGCGATCTCTGGAGGGACGGGCAACGCTCACACCATTCCCAGCACAGCGAATGGCCTGACAGGCTTCGCCATGGACCCGTATGACGTGCCAGCCGTCGCGTTCAGTCACACGATGGTGCGCTCAGTCGACGGCACTGCTTATCTGCACTCAGTCGCGGCCCCGCCAATGGGCTTCATAGCCGCGAAATACGCCTGCTTCGCGTTCAAGATCAAGCCGCAGAGCATCGGCACGATTCAAAACATCCTCTATTTTGGCGCCGCGAATCGTCGCATCTCGCTGCAGGTCGGCGGCACGATCCAGTACAGCATGACGCTCGGCGGGAACACCACGCTGGCGTTGAACGGGACAACCGTGCTGGTGGCCGGTCAGACCTATATCGTGCACATCTCCGTCGTGGCTGATGCCGTCGCCGGCTACGGCCAGATGTGGATTAACGGGCAGCCCGAAGTCGGTCCTGTGGCAATGTCCGTTCACGCCGCAGAGTGTGACTTCACGCTCTTAACGCAGATGAGCATCGGGGCAACGAATATCGGTGGTGCCCCGCTACTGACCAACTCGGAGCTAGGGTTTGTCTACGTCGACATGGGCGCCGACCCGGCCCAGTCCGTACCGGACCCGGAGAGCTTCTGCACGCCAGGCGGCCTGGACGTTGATACGGGGCTTGATGGCTCACTGCCGTCTGGCATCCAACCGAAGGTCTTCCTAGGACGCCGGGTCTTCACGTTCTGGAATGTTGGCAACAACTACGGCGCTGCCGGCGGCGCGTTCACGAAGGAAGGGACGGCGTTCGCCGCGGGGCTCTGA